AGGTCCAATACCACCGGACTTCCAAGGTTGTTCTGCTGGTGCTTCTGTAGCAACAGGGTGGCCTTGTCCGAGTGCCTTGATGGTCTCGATACGCTCTTCGATGCCCTTGGCTTCAGCCATAAGGCTCTTGACCTGTGCGAGGTCACCGTTACCGGAAGCGAGCTCCCGTGCGGTAGCAAGCACAGACTCTTTTTGATTCTGTAACTGTGTAAGGTTCATAGTTGTTGTAACAACTCCAAGCGTGCCAGTATGTCGGCTCGCTCATCAATATCATGGGCTTTCGCCTCGACTACGATGGACGGCTGCTCTTCAGGCTGGTCTGCATCCCGCAGAGAATCCCAGACTACTGGAGCCAAACGCTTGGCGCTTGACCGTGACAAACCGACTGCATCCCGCAGCCGACGTTCAACACCACGCAAGGAAGCGGGGTGAATACACTTTGCACCGTGCATGGCGTATAGCTGCTTTGCACGGTTCGCAAACTCATTGATGATAGCATCAGCCATTGAAGCATCAGCCACCATAGCGATACCTTCAGACATAGCCTCGTAGTAGGCTTCCATGCCTTCATGGATCAAGTCACTCTCTGCCATCTTGAATATCTCAGCGGCATACTCTTCTGGGCTTTGCTCTGGCATTGGTTCCGGTGTCATCTCTTCTTCTTCGCCATCCATCTCGCCCATACCGTAATACTCCTCAAGGCTCTTTACCGAGTTACGATATTCGGCAGGTGTCGGGGTTATCGATGCTTCAGCAATAGGCCAGCGTGTGATTTCAGCGGCACCACCCATGCTCTTACGCTCAACCAAGTGAGCAGCGGCACCGGAGGAAAAGCCCATCTTGCCTTGCTTGCAGAGCTTCGCAATCATGCTGCCGTATTCGTCGGCTAAGTCTAGCTGCGCTTCATACCAAAGCCCAGTATCGTCCATCTTTACAAAGCCAGTACCGATAGACTTCTTCCCTACGCTTGAATCCATACCGTGGTGGTAGTAGACGTTCAGCGGTACGCGCTTGCCTTCGGTCATCGGAAAGCCGTAGTCGGTTGCCTTGGTAAAGTAGTCACCTTCAAGGTCTGCCGTCTTGGTATCGCCAAAGCGCACCAGATAACCTTTGACATAGCCAAGCCTGTCGCTCTTGATTCCGTCTACACTACTTGTTAGCACGTCCATATCGTAAGTATCCCACACGGTCATTTTCATAGGTATGTCGTTAGATCCGGTTCGTAGCCTTCAAGCTCTTTGAGTGGCCGTACCCGTGTAGTAGGCCCCCAGTCAGCATTAGGTACCACGGTAACCATGTCACTCAGCGGCAACCCCTCAGCGTATAGGGCATAGCGTGAAGCGCCCATGATAGCCAACTTGTCAGACTCCGACAGACCAGCAAGGATACGTTCAGGTGTTGCTACCGGTGGGCGTGTATCCGGGATGCTACTATCACCGGTAATCTCCGCCCAGGACATCGTAACCGGCACCATGACACACCGGCAGTTGTGGGATATAATGTTATTGGCGATGTACCATCCTGTACTCGTCTGGAGATTGTACACATGACCGCTATACGCTTCGATTTGAACGTCGATGACCTCGTCAAGATTTATGAGTCCGGTAAAAGCCTCAAGCAGATTGCCGATTTGTACGGCGTTTCGCAAAAGGTTATTCGCACACGCTTGCTTCCGACTGGATGCATCAGGAAACGTGTTATTGATGACCTGCCCGAGCAAGCCATCGTAACCGATTACATAGCCGGCAAGAGCGAGAACAACATTGCGCTTGATTTCAATGTCGCTCGCAATGTGATTCGTAGAATCTTGGTCAAGAACAACATCGTTATTCGAGATCAAACCACTGCTAATAGACTGATGATGAGCACCAGAAGTAGTGATGTCAACGCCATCAATGTGACTGCCGCACACAACACAGTCCGAGGACGCAAACACACTTTCGAACATAGATGCAAAATCGCTAAGACCAGAGAAAGTCGAGCTGTCCCCGGCAGTGGTTACGAAATCGCCCTTGGACTCATGCTGGGCAATGAGTTTGTCCCTCAAAAGGCTGTCGCTATTTATAACTGCGATTTCGCTTCCGACACCGTCGCCGTGGAAGTTCATGGCGGAAACTTCCATAGTTTTGGTAGACACTCCGAGCGAAGCCTCAAACGTATCAACCACATCCTTGATAGTGGACTCAACATGGTTATAGTTTGGATTGACAAGAGAGTGCATCCACTCACTGTCGGTTGCGCTGATTACATAAGAGCCTTTAGTAATCTTGCCAGCACTGACCCATCCGTGAGAGGTCAATATCGGGTGATTTGGGGTGACGGTAATGACGTTACCGCTTTTTACCCTGATCGTAACGACATCACCCGTATACCACCTAGAGGATGTTCCAAGTAGGTCTGCGTGTGTTACCTTGGTGTCTGGCACAAAGCAGTTAGGATGGCTTGGCATGATTTCGTCTGTAGCCGAAAGCGTACCAGACAAAGCCAGACAGGCTAAACACACCCTGCTATCTTGGGTCGCTTGCCGTCGGTATCCTTGCACCGCAGGGTTCTGTGTATAGAGTTGGCGTTGTGCTTCCCTTGCGCTTCGGATCATCTCGGTACGGGCGATTGTCTCCGCTCTTTGCCTACCGATGTCAGCCGCCTTGCGTACACGCCGTGCTACTGTCCGTGGCCCTTCACCTAGGCTGATGCCTTGTACCAAAGCCATCTGCATAGCATCGGTGGTCACCTGCGGGATGGTCGCAAATAACTCACCCAAAGGGCTTCCATCACCCGCCATGCCGACAAAGGTTTGCAGCTGTTCATCGGGCAAGGCTGTCCATGAACTTCCGAGCGAGACGTTAGCCGGTTTGCGACCAGCCGCCGCTTCAACCATGCCGACGCTCGCCTCATTCGCAAGGATGGCGGATTGCAATTGTCCATCTGCTGTAATGGTTGCCCCCTCAATCGCAAAGGCTTGTAGGTTCTTTCCTAACTCGTTTATGTTGTCTATGATGCGCTGCCGCATCCACAAGATCGTGTCGCTTGGGTCTTCGCCGTTGTCAAGGCGCTCTTGGATACGACCCTCTAGCGCTTCCAGTTCATCGATGCTTGCCTTGGTAGCGGCTTTGTACGCCCGTTGCATCCGGGATATGGCTACGCCTTCACGCTCCAGTAGGTCATTGCGGAACTTCTGGCTGGCGGCATAGATTCTGCCGGTGCCATCGTCTACCCGTTTGAGCTGACTTCCAGCTCGTACCCGTAAAAAGGGTGGCTCTTGTACACTACCCCCGGAGTGCAACAATCAAGGCTCTTGCCTTCGCCCTGCATCTGATCGCGCTTGGATGTAGACCAGCGGAAGCCAGCATCACCGCCCCATAAGTCCCAGGCTACACGCCCCGGACTTGGGAAACCGTCTTCACCAGCGTTGAAGCCTTCAGCCTTTTTGTCTACCTCATGGCGGCTGAAGAAAGAATACATCCGTAGAATCGTGTCTTCGGAAAGTTGCTCGCCGTTGACAATCTGGTTTGCACGGGCAAGTCCTACCCGTGTGCCACCATCGAACCCTTCAGCCTTCCAGTCAAGCGCCCGTTGTGCGGCTTCCCTCATGGCATCAGTTGGTGCAAACTTTCCCGCTAGTGCCTTGGCTGCTTCATCACGCAGGGTAACCGGTGCAGCTCCTGTGTGCTGCACTGGGAGGTTCAAGAAGTTAGTCACGCTACCCGGATCGTAACCGGAACGAATCAAGATGCCAGCGGCGTTGGTTGTCTCGGCTAGCGATGCACCGGTGCCAGCCTGAACGCTGATGGCGCTTGGATGCAGAACCCCGGTGTCTTCAGGCACGGCTTCAAGCCCGGCTATCCGCTTGGCTTCCGCTCGGTCAATGATGCCAGCCTTGTATAAGCGCTCTGCTCGCTCGGCTTCCGCCGCTAAGTCATCAGCCAGCGCCCTGACGGTTTCAAGGTCGTACTGTACAAAGTCACCTTCCTGCGTCTCTGGGTATTCTGGCAGGAGGTCTGCGGTAATCGCATCGGCAAGGGTACGGAGCAAAGGCACCATGCCGTCTTCCCAAGCCGCCTGTTGGGCGCGCTCATAATTACTGTAGGTGCTTCTTTCCAAGCCTGAACCAAGCCCTAAAACCATGGGGTTGATACCAAGGGCTGAACAGATACGCTCCTCAGGAACACGTCTCACAGAATCCAAAGCAAGCTCGGAAGGCGTAAGGCTCACCCGGTCTAACTTGTATGCACCGGTCATAACCACGATGCCGCCTGAACCGTCCCCAGTAAGGTCTTCATGCAGCTGGCGTTTGACCTGCCGAGCGTCATCCATCGAAATATCAACGGTCTGGTCTTTGGCATCAGGCCCGACGATAAGGCTAGGCATAGCCCCGTTAGCCAAGAGTCCATAAGCGGTAGTACTTGCGGTATTGTCGGTGGCTATCTCGCGCAGTACAGCCATTACCGGGCTACGACCAAGGCGGATATCCTGCGGGTCTCTGTTGTATCGGATGTGGATGATGTCGGATACCGGTATATCAAAGCTCCTGCCATCCGTGGTGTAGATGTAGTGGGTTAGCGGGTTTACACCGTTGCCTACCGGTCTAACCATGTCTTGCGGCAGGAACTGCAGAGCGGTCACCACGCCACGGGTTGTAGATCGAATCTTGCGGAGGTAGGTGTTGCCGAATAACTTGTAATCTTGGATAACCCAAGACCAGAAAAGGCTACCCATAATCATTGGATCCGGTTGAGCCATGAGCTTGATTACCGGGTGGTCTTCGACAGGCTCTGCTTGCTGGCTGTCTACCGGTCGGTAGTAGCGTGGTGTTGCTTGAGGGTAGTTCCGCACGTACCAGTCGATGGCGCTTGCCACGATGCCGTTTAGCCCAAGGTCACCGGCTATGCGTGACCAGTCTTTTGTGCTTCCAGGAAGCGCACGGCGTAGCAAGGTTTGCAGCTGACCTGAGCCGTAGCCGGTTAGGTAGATGTCCCGTGACTGGGACAATGGCAGCGGTAGTGCCTGTGTCGGGTTGGCTGCGGCTTTTCTGCCGAGGAAGCGGTCAAAGATACCCATGCGCCTAGTATCCCACAGAGAACCTAAACCGCACCCCAACCCTTACGCTGTCCGATCACCTGCCAAGCGTAAGCCATCGCGTCTACCACGTCATCATGCCGACCAACTGGGAAGGATAGCAGTTCATCCTGCCAGTAAGGTGGCAACCCTTCAACGTGTATGACCTGCCCTTGCTCGTACCGGGCTTCTAAAGGCCCAAAGCGGGTCACTTTGTCACGGTCTGGACGTATCCCCCGTATCGGTAACTTAGTGCGCCTCATAAGCTCTTGCACAACAGCGGCTTGATACTGCACCTGCTCGATGCCAATCATCACCGGCTTCCACTTATCTGCCATCGCCTCGATGAAGCGCAGGACGCTGGCAAAGTCAGCACGGGTACGGTTGACATCGAGCACGTAGATCGTGCCATCCTCACCACGGCTCAAAGCAACCACGGCGGTGTAGTCTGCCTCCGCCTTGGTAGATATCGCAAGGTCAACGCCAAGGTATACCGGCAAACCTTCAGGGACATCCCCAAAGCGCAACCACTCCCGCTTGATTCTTGCTCCAGCGGCATCGACGAACTCGGCTAGGTATTCTTGGCGAAATGCTATCGATGGCAGTGACTCCCCAGCTTTGTCTACCTCCAGTGGGTCAATCCAAGGGTTAGCCGTGGTTGGCATCTGCCAAGACATCCAGTCTGCATCGGTAGCGGCTTGGTTGTAAAGGGTGCGGAAGTAGTTGGAGCCTTTAGGAGTGCTGAGAAAGAAAGCATCCCCCCGGTAATCGGTAAGCGTTGGGCGTATTGCTTCCGTCCAGGCTTGCTCTAGATGCCGTGCCATGGCGGCTTCATCAATGATTACCCGTTTGTATTTACGACCACGGGCAACCGTGCTAGGGTCATCCAAAGTCCAGTAATCGATTGCCGCCCCGGTTATCAGTTCAATGCGCGGTGCTGGGCTTTGTACAGCCCTACGGATAACAGGAGCATAGATACGC